GAGAAGGAAAGCTATATGACAAAGTAAATCATACATTTGAGTTTTCTAACGACGTGTTAGTAGACGCTACATACTTGTATGATTTCGAAGATATACCTTCTGCATTCCAAAGATACATAATAGCTAAAGCATCTACTAGAGCAGCTACACAGTTAGTTGGTGATGCTAACCTAGCTAGATTATTACAAACTCAGGAAGCACAAAACAGAGCAAATGTTCTAGAATATGATACTCAACAAGGAGATCATAGCTTCTTCGGATTCCGAGAAGAACAAGGCTACGACGCCTATCAACCTTACAAAGCATTAATTAGATAATGGCAAGTGTTACACAATTAGTACCTACATTAACCGGTGGCGTTTCTCAACAGCCAGATGAACTAAAAGTTCCGGGACAGGTTAATGTTGCAAACAATGTTTTACCTGATGTAACACATGGTTTACTTAAACGTCCCGGTGGAAAATTAGTAGCTTCTCTTAGTGATGGGACTAACAACTCAACTGCTAATGGTAGATGGTTTCATTATTACAGAGATGAAGATGAACAGTATGTAGGTCAAGTTAGTAGAGCTGGTGATATAAATATGTGGAAGTGTAGTGATGGTTCAGAGATGACTGTTACAGGCGCTACAACAGCTATGACTAACTACCTGACACATAGTAATGATGAAGATATACAAACACTAACTATCAACGATTTTACGTTTCTAACTAATAGAACTAAAACTGTTGCTATGGCTAATACTATAGAACCTTTAAGACCTCCAGAGGTATTTATAGAACTAAAAACAGTAAAGTATGCAGCTCAGTATTCTTTAAACTTATTTGATTCTTCAGCTACTCAAACAGTTTCTACAGCAACTAGAATTAGTGTAGATATGGTAAGATCTAGTAATAACTATTGCACCAGTAATGGTCATATGGATACTCATGTAAATAGAGTAAATAATACTACTAGATGTGATGAAGATGCTGGACCCGGGTCAGATGATTTAGGTCCTAATGTAGGAACTAGAATATTTGAAATAACAAGTGGTGGTACTTTAGTTGATAGTAATGCTGTAGGTGGTACTAGAGATGCTAGTGGAGACCCTTTAACTGACCAGAATTTCAGTTATCAAGTAAATATATATAACTCATCTAACGTAGCCGGACAGACAGGTAGATCTAATCTATATTTTAGAATTACCACCACAGGGCAGTCTACGCCCGTAGGAAGTGGTTCAAACGTAGAGTATAGAACAAGGTACAACACAACAAACGACCTCCTCTACGGGGGCGAGGGATGGCAACAGGGTGATTATTTCTATGTGTACATGAAAGATGGTTATTATAAAGTAACTATTGATGAAATAAGTACATCACAAGTACAAGCTAACCTTGGATTAATTAGACCTAACCCTACGTCTTTTGACACTAAAACAACAGTAACAGCAGAATCTATACTTGGTTCTCTTAGAACAGAGTTATTAGCTACAGGAAACTTTAATACAGTACAACAAATAGGTAATGGTCTTTATATTACGAGAACTTCTAATGTGGTAAATGGAGTTGAGCAAAATACATTTAACGTTTCTACACCGGTTAGTGATTTAATAAATGTAGTAGCTGGTGAAGTGCTTACTGTAGATGACTTACCACGCCAATCAAAACATGGATTTGTTGTAAAGGTAGCTAATAGTGCAAACGAAGAAGATGATTATTACTTAAAATTCTTTGCTAACAACGGGTTTGATGGCGAAGGTGTGTGGGAAGAATGTGTAAGACCGGGAGATAAAATTAATTTTGATGCTGGTACTATGCCATTACAGTTAGTTAGAACTAACTCTACGACATTTACTTTGTCACAAGTAGCATGGGAAGGTGCACAAGTAGGTAATACTGACCCTGACGGTACAAACCCACAAGCTTCTTTTGTAGGAAAGACTATCAATAAAATGGTATTCTTTAGAAATAGGTTAGTAATGCTTAGTGATGAGAATGTAATTATGTCTCGTCCGGGAAACTTTTTTAACTTCTGGGCTAAGACTGCACAAACATTTTCTAACGTAGACCCGATAGATTTATCATGTAGCTCTACATACCCAGCTATTGTTTTTGATGCAATACAAGTTAATACAGGTTTAGTTATATTTACAAAAAATCAACAGTTTATGTTGACTACAGATAGTGATATACTTAATCCTAATACAGCAAAGATAAACAGACTTTCTTCTTACAACTTTAATCATAAAACTAATCCAGTTAATTTAGGAACTACTATAGGATTTTTAGATAATGCTAATAAATATAGTAGATTCTTTGAAATGTCACAGATTAGACGAGAAGGAGAGCCAGACGTTGTAGAACAAAGTAAAGTAGTATCTCAGTTATTTGAGAAAGATTTAAAAATTATATCTAATTCTAGAGAAAATGGATTGATATTATTTAGCGAAGAAGATACATCTACTTTGTATGGTTACAGATATTTTGTTTCTGGTAATGAAAGAATATTACAAGCATGGTTTCAATGGACTTTAACAGGAACTGTTCAATATCATTGTATGTTAGACGATGCATTATATGTAGTAGTAAGAAATAATAACAAAGATCAGTTACTAAAATATTCTATTAAGTTAGATGATAACGGTCATTTTGTAACTGCCGGAGAAGATTACCCTATACACCTCGATCACTGTACAAGTGTTACTACAGGTGGTGGTACTTATAATAGTACAACTAACAAGACTACCTTTGCAAAACCTACAGGATTTGAAAGCTCTAATAATATTGCAGCTTACGATACTGACTCTGGTACTAACTTAGGTAGATTTGCAGATGTAACAATCAATGGTTCTAATTTAGAAATAACAGGAAACTGGTCTGGAGAGACATTTCTTATTGGATATCAATTTGAAATGCAAGTAGAGTTGCCTAAGATTTTCTTTACTTACAGAGCTGGTAATGCTACTAGAAGAGATACAAGATCTGACTTAATAGTACATAGAGTTAAATTTAATTTTGGACAAGTTGGATTTTACAAGATGGAAGTAAATAGAATAGGTAAACCTTTATTTACTCAAGAAGTAGAATCAACTCCCGCAGATGCTTACAATGCAAACAATGTAGGTTTTGTGCCAGATGTAACAGGAGTAGTACCTTGTTATGAAAGAAATAAGAATTTAATAATTACTGTAAAATCTAAACACCCCTCACCAGCTACGATAGTTTCGTACCAGTGGGAAGGTAAGTACACTAATAAAAATTATACACGTGTCTAAATACATTCACCCAGCAACATTGGAGGCTGCTATTTCAGTAGCTTCCAATTTACTACCAGATGACTACAGAGAAATTACTGAAGGTCATGGACATGACCCTGAAAATGCATTAGTCGTAGGAATAAATAACTGCGACTCAGTGTACTTTAAGGTACCTGATGGTCAATTAGCAGGCATGGCAGGAGTATCTCCAGATGGAAAGATTTGGATGGTATGCACGCCTGCAATAGAAAACTACCCTGTTACTTTTGCTAGAGAAGCAAAAAGATATGTAGAGGGTAGAAAAGAAAAGTTATTATGGAACATTGTGGACAAACGCAATAAAGTACATATTAAACTACTGAGATTCCTAGGGTTCAAATTTCTAAGGGAAGTAAAACACGGACCTAATCAATTATCATTTATGGAGTTTTGCCGTGGCAATATCAGCTATACTCGGAGCGGGTAAAGCTATTCTCGGTGGCATAGGTCAAGCCCAAGCAATCAAAGCTGAGAATCGAAGAAGAATTAGAGAGTATGAACGTGCACTAGAAATACGTAAGCGTAACTGGTACCAACAACTTTCTGTTTATAGCGCTAAAGTTAACAAATATAATATAGATCTAAACGAAAATGATTTAGCTGCACAACGTGGATATGCTAAGGCACAATCTAATTTACGTTCTTTAGAAGGTAGAGTTGTAGCTCAGAACGAAACAAAGTTTAGAGAACTTGTGTCAAAGAAACTAGGCAAACGTAGAGCTAGTGGTCAAACTGGTAGGTCAGTTAGAAGAGGTGAAACTCTTGATATGGCTTCCTATGGTAGATATACTGGTAGACAAGCTTTTGGTGTTTCTATGGCTAGAGAAAAATTTAAAGAAAATGTAGAAAACATTAGAAGAAAACAAGTTAGTGCTCGTAGAGGTTTATTCTCTCAAGTAGCATTTAACCCAGTACCTTCACTAGCACCTAATCCTCCAGAACTAAGAGGCACAGGCATGGTTATGATGAATGCTATGTTAGGTGCAGCAACTTCTTTAGCAGGAGGTTTTGGTGGTAAAGATGTAGGAGCACCAGAAGGTTTGGGAGGAGGCATGGAAGGCATGTATGACTTTACACCGGGCGATGTAAACATGGATGCATTTACTTCAGACTTTGGAGGTATTGGTACTTTCAGTTCTTTTGATATGAATGTAAACGCACTACCTGATTTTAGTTTTTCTCCTATGGAGTTTAATACTAGCTCATTATTTTAAATTATGACAGACTCATTTCAAGGCGGTTCTTTTGAAGCCGAGAGGTCCGAAGATTATGTAGCTCCTTTAATTAATAGCTACAAAGAAATCAACGAGGGCATGAATAATTACTGGTCACAAGAACTAAGTAATTACAAAAACGCAGCACAGGATGCTGGTAAAGATATGATGCTACTAGCCAATATGTCTGGAACCCTCGGGGACTTCTTCAAACAAAAAGAAGAAGAGAAGCGAGAAGAGGACATTGCTAAAGGTTATGAGTGGTATTATGAAAACGGTTTTAGTGACGAAGAAGTTAACGCTTACAGAGAAGCTAAAGCTGGTATTATAGAAGATGGTGTAGCTATAGACGAAGCTGCTGCTTCATGGAGAGCTAACGGTGGTGACATCTGGACTTCTGAAGAGTTTAGAAAAATGAACCCAGCTATGAAACAAGGAGCTGTAACAGCTTATGCTAGATCAAGACTTGCAGAATATAATCCTAAAGGTGACCCTAGATTAAAAGGGGCTACAACTTACCAAGAATATAAAGCTGCTGAAGCTGTATATAACAGGGAGTTTTTTAGAAAGTTTAAAGGTATAAACCCTGTACTTTTACAAGAAGAGGGTATATACGAAAAACAACGCGACTTACAACAAGACGCATACAATAGTTGGACAACAGGTAGAGAAGAAGAGATTGATACACAACGTAAACAGATCGCTCAATCTAACTTTGTTAAGTGTGTAAACTCAAAAGGTGGTGGTAGTTGTTTTATACAATATGTAAATGAACGTGGTCCTTTCGTACAAAATGGTCCAGCAAGAAGAGAAGCAATAGAAATAGCTAAGAATCTAGCTGACAGTGGTCTAATGACAGACAACATGATTAAGGAGATGAAAGCTAAAAATGACAAGAATAAATTTACTAGCTTTGCTGATGGTAAAGAGTATTATTACAGTGATTATTTTGCAGCAGACATTGTTGAAATAGAACAGAAAAAAGCTGACTTTGAAAACGAAAAGTACAGACGTGAAAAGACAGGACTAGAGATAACACATAGAAATCAAACAGACGCTTTATTAAAAGAACTAACACCTGAAGATGGGTTTACATTGAAGAAGG